AGCGTCATTGATGGACTGGTAGGGGGCGATGCGGTTGTATTCCGGTTCGTCTTTCATCAGGCGACGCATTGAACCTTTCTGCCAGTAAATCGACAGGTTGTTGAACGAGGTGATCAGCATCGTTGCATCCGGGAAGAACGGAGCAAGGAACACGCCCAGCCCGCCAATGGTGCGCGATGACAGGATGAGCTGCCCGGCAAGTAATTCCGCATTGGGATTCTGGCCGCTGATGCTGTTCAGCACGGGCAGACGCAGCGAGTTAAACAGGTTGCGCCCCATAATCACCACGAGGTCGTCAGCTTCCTTGTGCCATTCATCCAGCAGGGATGAGCGTGCGTCCTGTACCAGTGCATCAGCGTTCGCATACTTACCCGCGTGCGCCACGGTGTTGTCCATGTTGCGGGAGGTCAGCGTCACGTCATTCATAACGCGCTCGCTGGCGTCGGTTCTGATGTGCTCCAGCCAGCCCACGTTAACGTCCTGAAGCAGCTTGTTGGTGCTGAAGTTGGACTCATCCGCGTGAGACGTGCCGTTGAAACCGATCATGATGCGGTCAAGCGCCACCTGTCGGGCAATCTGTGCGCTGATGCGGGACTGAAAATCAGGATGTGCCGCCCAGGCATCAAGCTGCGGATATGAAATAAACGTGTCGTAGTTCACCTGTTCGCACTGGTATTTGCGGTTTTTCAGATCAACCACGTTATTCGGGTTACGGCGTTTTGTGCCGTCATAACTGGTATTCGTGCGCGCAATCGGTCCTGTGGTATCCGGGAGGATTTTTTCGCCTTTCTGGTCGGTCACGCCGATCACGTTAATTCTTTTTGTAAATTCGGTGCTTTCCTTTGAAGCGTTTTCAAAACGCTGCTGCACCGAGGGTTCTACGGTAAATCGCGATACCAGCGCAGAAACCGGGATATTATTAAGCGACGCCTGCTGCGCCATATAGCAACCCAGCTTGTTGCGGGTAATATCTGACATCACCAGATTCATAAAAAATTTGCTCCTTTGTCTTATCAGAAGTCAGCCAGCTGGTCGGAGGCTGCGCCCGTTGCGGTGAACCGGTTCTGCGGATCGCCGTCCTGCGTGCGCAGTTTTTCCTTCAGTGCTGCCAGCTCTGTGGTCAGTGACGTAATTTTCTGGCGGTCCTGCTGATGGCGGGGTTCCAGCACATTAAAACGGTCGATAATGTCGGCCTGTGACGTTGCGACGCCTTCCACCGCTTCCTGAATACGGGAAAAACTGGCGTCATCCGCTTTGCGGCCACGGCCAATAATCCCCATTACGCGGTTAAACCACTGGGTGCCTTCTTCCTGGCGTTGTTCTGCCATTTCGATGATTTCAGACTCGATGGCTTCGGAGATAAGCGGCGCTTCACCCTGGACACTGTTGAACGTCATTACCGCCTGACGTTGCTGTGCCGTGAATTTCAGGCGCTCAGTGCCCAGGCTTGCCGGGGTGTCGGTCATCGCCAGCCCGACCAGATAGGCGCGCCCGTTAACGGAGAACTGCGGGTGCAGTTCGATACTGGAATAGATTTTCTTGCCGTCCGCGACAAGCTGCTTCATGCGCTCGGTCGGTTCGATTTCTGCATACAGCGCAGTACGTCCGGCCAGCGGACCTTCCGTAATGTCTTCCGTACTCAGTGCGGTGACATCGCCCATTGCGGAAAATTCGCTTGACGGGCATGGCGAGAGATAGTGCTCAACGTTCACGCGGGCAGCGTAAACATCCGGGTTGAAGTTCTCGGCGGCTTCACGCAGATGCACCGGACTGATTTCACGGCCATCAACAGTTGATCCGGAGACAGCCACGCGAAACTTTTTGCGGGATGTCTTTTTTTCATTAGCCATAGTTTTTGCCCCTCTGACTGGTTCTTCAGTCATGATGGCAAAGCGTAACAGGCTGATACAAAGGGCTTTTGTTGTAAGAAAACGGCCAGAACAGGGGGTTAAGGAGAACGGTTTCGCGCGCGGGTAATCTTCCTGTAATTACTCAGGGGGAGCAATGATTCAGGACGCTTTTGTGCGCCAGCGTGCGCGGCAACTTTACTGGCAGGGTTATCCGCCCGCAGAAATATCACGTCTGATGGGAATAAACCCGAACACGATTTATGCGTGGAAAAAACGCGACCAGTGGGATGAAACGCCACCCGTGCAGCGTGTCACGCAGTCCATCGATGCGCGCCTCATCCAGCTTACTGAAAAACAGAATAAAACAGGCGGTGACTTTAAGGAAATAGACCTGCTGACCCGGCAGCTTAAAAAACTGCATGATGGCCAGCCGGATGCGACGGCCACAGGAAAGAAAGGCCGGGCGAAAAAACTTAAAAATCATTTCACGCCGGAGCAGATTGCCGCACTGCGGGAAAAAATCATCAGCAGGCTGGAGTGGCATCAGCGGGGCTGGTTTGACTCCCTGACCCTTTGCAGTGAAGCCGGGATACGTAACAGGATGATCCTGAAATCCCGACAGATTGGGGCGACCTGGTATTTTGCACAGGAAGCACTGCTGATGGCGCTGCGTGACGATGTGGCACAACCTTACCAGCGTAACCAGATTTTTTTGTCTGCGTCGCGTCGTCAGGCGTTCCAGTTTAAAAGCATTATTCAGAAGGCCGCGGCTGAAGTTGATGTGGAGCTGAAAGGGGGCGATAAAATCATCCTCTCCAACGGCGCAGAACTGCATTTTCTCGGTACTTCTGCTGCGACGGCACAGTCCTACACAGGCAATTTTTATTTTGATGAATTTTTCTGGGTCAGTCGCTTTGCTGAACTGCGCAAGGTGGCTGGCGCTATGGCAACCCTCAGCGGACTGCGGCGCACCTACTTCTCCACGCCATCCACCGAAACGCACGAGGCATACGTCTATTGGAACGGCGACCGCTGGAACGAGAAAAAGGCCGCGCATAAACGCCAGCGTTTTTCTGTGGACTGGAAAACGCTGCATAACGGGCTTATCTGCCCCGACCGGACGTGGCGGCAAATTGTCACGCTGGAAGATGTGGTTAATCACGGCTGGAAACACACCGATATTGATGAAATTCGTGATGAAAACACCGAAGACGAGTTCCACAATCTCTATATGTGTGAGTTTGTCCGCGAAGGGGAATCGGCATTTAACCTGAATATCCTGATTGGCTGCGGTGTTGATGGATACGACGACTGGAAAGACTGGAAACCTTTTGCTCCCCGCCCGATGGGGAATCGTCCGGTATGGATTGGGTATGACGCAAACGGCAGCAGTGGAAACGGCGACAGCGGCGCGGTGTCCGTGGTGGTTCCTCCGGCTGTTCCTGGTGGCCGTTTTCGAACGGTGGAGACGCGACGCGTTCAGGGGCTGGAGTTTGAAGAACAGGCCAGAGTCATTGAAGAGTTCACGTATCGCTACAACGTGGAACACATCGGCATTGATGTGACGGGCGGGAACGGGGAGGCTGTTTATCAGATAGTGAAACGGTTTTTCCCTGCTGCTATTCCGTACACCTTCACGCTGTCATCAAAACGGTCGCTGGTACTGAAAATGCTGCAAATAATGCGTGCCGGGCGGTGGGAATACGATCGTGCCGAACGCGAGCTGGTCGCGGCCTTTAACGCCGTGCGTAAGGTGAAAACACCGGGCGGCTTTATCACTTACGAAACGGACCGAGCGAGGGGGATCAGCCACGGCGACCTTGCGTGGGCAACCATGCTTGCTGTCATTAATGAACCGATTGGCGGCGAAGGAGAAAACGAGCGTTTCACGGTTATGGAGTTCTGATGAGCAGAAAAAATAAAAAAGTGCGCATGAGTTCACGCATTGATCTCGCTGATGCGCTCAGGAAAGAATCATCGCTCAGTGCATTCACATTTGATGGTCCTTATCGCCTGACCGGGCATGACCTGCTGGACAATATGTACTGTGCTGATAACGGGCGGTGGTATGAAACCCCGGTGGACTGGTACGGTCTGGCAAGAGCTGCCCGGCAAACGTCCTGGCATCAGTCTGCGCTTTACTTTAAGCGCAATGTCTTGCTCGGCTGCTATATTCCGCACCCGCTGCTTTCCCGGCAGGATTTCTCGGCGCTGGCGCTGGACTGGTTTGTGTTCGGTAACGCATACCTTGAGCTTCGAAGCAATATGCTCGGCGAACCGCTTAAATTACGGCACGCACTGGCGAAATACATGCGACGCGGAAGCGATCTTGAATCATGGTGGTATGTGCAGGATGGCAAGGACGCGTTTCAGTTTCGCCCTGGCAAAGTGTGCCACCTGATGAATCCGGATATTAACCAGGAAATCTACGGCATGCCGGAATATCTCGGCGCATTACTCTCGGCCAGCCTGTCTCATTCGGCGGACATGTTCAGAAAACTGTATTACGACAACGGATCCCACGCCGGGTGCATCATCTACATCGGTGCAGCGCAGGTAAACCGCGAAAGCATGGACTCCCTGAAAGAAACATTACAGGGTGCACGTGGTAGTGGTGCATTTAAAAACGTGCTCATTCATGCGCCCAACGGGGGCAAAGAGGGGGTGCAAATTTTGCCGTTCCAGCAGATCACCGCAAAAGATGAGTTCATGAATGTTAAGGCGGCATCCCGTGATGATGTGCTGGCTGCGCACCGTGTTCCGCCGCAACTGATGGGGGCGATGCCGGGCGAAAAAAGTGCGTTTGGTGATGTGGAGAAGGCCGCGCGGGTTTATGCAATTAACGAGCTGATGCCCGTTATGGAGGCCATGAAGCACATCAATGACTGGCTTGGCGAAGAGGTGATCCGTTTTAATTCTTATGCTCTTCTTGATGAAAAAACAGCCCCGTGATGGGGCTGTCCTTTTTACCAGAGTTGAACCATTTTCTGGGTGCCGTCAGGCTTGAGATTATCAATTTCAGAGAGAACGTAATATTGAATGGCTTCACAAATGGTGGTGTATGGTGAATTACCTTCTTTAAGTGGCACGATATTATTATTAACGCGAACCTGTATTTCATCGTTATACATTGCGATCGAAAGAGGAGTATGCACGAAGGCGACTTCGCCAGGTGTGTCGTCAACCACTGTCTCAATGCTGAAAATCAGTTTTCGCTCATCATTGCCGCCCCTTGCTTTGGGGGTAGCGGCAGGAATCTGAGATAAAGGCATTCTGCGAAACCCTTCAGTTGTTTCCAGTCCGCATGAAACGTAATGCTGGCGATTACCGTCGCTATCAGTCCATGTCTGTGATGGCAGCTCCAGAGAGATTTCATAAGCATCTACAATTCCCTGAGCAAGGTGTACAAGCGGGGTCAGATCTTCATTGCGGCGAAAACTTTCCTTTACCTGCTCTCGTTTTTCTCGTAACTGCTTGTAATTAATGACCATAAAACAGCCTCCATTGATTTCTTTGCTCGTATTTTGCACTTATGAAGTGTGGTCGGCAAGGTGCCGCATCACTGACGCGCTTCGCTTGTCTGCTGCTTCGCCGGGGCATAAAAAATTTATGCCCCGGCTCTCCAGCTCCTGTATCAATCAGATAATTTCACGACGCCTTCCAGTTTATCGCCACCATCGACGGTCAGACTCTTACGCAATCCCACCGCGTTGACTGTATGTTCTCGCTGCCTCAGTGCGATTTTGACGGCCTTACCTTTCACCCCATCAAATCAAAAGCCCTCACGCCTTTTTCATGCTCAGCGTGAGAAATATGGCCATTCTGTTGTGTCTCTGCGACATCGTTCAGGGAATGCTGTTTACCCCCCTGAAACGCGGGCTGTTCCCCCGTCACCTGCGCGCAGAAAAAACGCGTTTTTTTGTGCACGCAGGGACCCCTGACGAACCCAGCCGCCACGCGGGCCGGAAGGGCAAAAAGTCGTTCAAAAAAATTGTGCAAATTTGTGCACTTTTGTGCAGGTAAGCATGCCCATATATTTGACCGTAGCTTGCCTTTGATGTAGTTTATGCGTCACAAAAACCACAAAACGTGGTTATGATTTCTATGAGGGGGTTGATATGAAAAAAATGTATGATGAATTTGATGGTTTCTAAGCTACGTTGACCTCTAATGAGGCGGGGATTTGCTCCCCGCCTTTTTTATGGATGAAATAGGATGAACCCAATAACACTACAAATCATCAGCAATGCTATTGTTCTGCTTGGCGTTTTGGTTGCCATTGGAACCATTATCTACAATGTGCGTACCGCAAAGAAAACTCAAACGGCTAACTTTCTTTTTGAGAGTCGGCAAGATATGCAATATATAGAGTCATTGCATACCCTGAAACAAGTGCATCGTTCAGGCAAATCATTTCGTTCTTATGTTTTTCCTTGTGATGGTTGTACAATAACAGATGAGGAAATGGCCGAGCGTCGAAAATTTCAATATATTTTAAATTTTTACGAGCGAGTTGCTGTAAGTATTCGTGAAGGTATTTATGATGAAAAAATGATAAAAAGAACATCTTACACAACAGTTGTAGAGACATATGATATTGCCGAGCCATTAATTAAAGCAATCAGAGAAAGCATTAATTCGGATACTACATATCAAGAATTCGAATGGTTAGTAAGAAGATGGAAATCTAATCCTTTACGGAAAAACAAATAATGTTTTACCCTTTAATTTACAAGTAACACAGGGGGAAGTGTGACACAGAATCCGTTTTCATTTTATGACTTTTTGGGCTATCTAATTCCAGGTGGGTTATTCCTGTTTATCCTTTTTTTGTTTTCTATTGAAATTAACCCTGTTTATATAGAAGGTATTTTTAACCACATCCTGAAATATAAAGAAATAATAAGTGTGTTTATATATGTGGTATTAATTGTTCTGTCATATATTTCAGGTCACTTCATATCTATTCTATCATCCTGTTTAATTGAAAAATATATGAACAGTAAACTTGGGTATCCTTCAATTTATCTGTTTTCTAAAAGAAGTCCCCTGAAAATAAAACGACATAATACTAAGTTCAGTATAGTTCATTTTATTCGTGGAGTTTTTCTACTTCCTGTATCAGTTTTTGATAAAGCAGAACATCATAAAACCACACTGCATTCTATACTTATTAAAGTCTTTTGGCCGCAAATACGAGATGGTTATATAAATGTTTTTTCTGTATCTACGCTATATCGACGTAAGGGCTTGAGGGGCGATCTTTTTCGCCTTGCTTATCATTATGTGTATGAGCATTCTAAAAATCATCAGGTGAAAATGCAAAACTATGTTGCTTTGTATGGTTTTTGTAGAAACATTACATTTGTTTTTCTCGCTTCAGTCTGGTTGCTTATATGTCTGTTCCCTCTATCCTTTTTAATAGATATAAATATCAGGCTGTTACCTTTTTGTTTTCTTCTCTTGTTTTGTCTTGCTGCATCCCGAGTATTTTATTATGGTTTTGTTAAGTATTATCGCCGCTATTCTCTTGAGGTTTTAATGGCATTTGCGGTACTTCAGCACGATAAAAAAACTTCGGCAATTTCATCATGATTTGAAACATTGGCACCCTGTTAGCAAGGGTGCCAGAATGATGTGTTGGTATGTATTTTATTAGTTCACATACAATTATCAGATTATTCTGGGAATAAGGTCTGAATATTCTTTTTTATTTTATAAAAATTGCATTCAACTCCGCTAGGCTGATTAGCCTGGTATGTTTCCTTGATGCTAACGGTATTGAAGGGGAGGTTGTCCTCTGGCCATTCGGCCATCCAGTAGGCAAATGCTGGGTTGCGCTTTATGAGTGCTAGCCCAGCCAGAAAGGCCGCGCGTTGCGCGCGGCTGCGTTCGGAGGCTGGCAGGCTATCGAGGGAATTGCACGCCTCCTGTTCACTCTTGACGGCGGCGGGCTTCAGATAGAAACTTATCCGTCTGGTTGGTGTCGTCATTGGTTTACTCCTTGTTCATTGCGTACAGCCCATTAACCAGAGCAAACTGTGGCACCCCGTCCGCGATGAAAGTCGCATTAACTCCGCAGGCTTCGCGGATAGCGGGTGCCACAATCTCCGCCCCGCCACCGACAACCATCACCCGCCCGTAACCCGAAAAAACCGCCAGCGCGCGGATCACGCGTTGTTTCAGTGTTTCTTCCTTTTCACGAATAACCGCCATCAGGCTGGCGTAATGCGCGTCATTGTGGATGTGCTGGCGCAGCCAGGCTTCATCATGGCGATGTTCGATAATGGTATTGGCGATGTGGTGACTGGTGCGCATACCGTTAGTGGCCATCACCGACAGTACGGCATCGGCCATCAGAGAAACGCCTACGTGTGGATCGCAAAACACCTGGCTGATACCTGCCAGTTGCCCCTGAACCTTTGCCACATCCAGCGTGGTTCCGCCCAAATCCACAATCAGCAGGGATTCAAACGGACTCATGTCAGCCAGTGCCTTAAAGCCAGCCGGAATGGATTCAGGCATAACCCGTACGTTACGGATAGTGAATGCTTCGCCGTTCTGGTACTCCACCTGGCGCATGACGTTCGCTTTTTTGCGGTTGATGTTTGCCATGTCCGGCTGTGCGTTTGTATCGAAATACTCGCTCAGTGGCAGGGTGACAACCACATCCACTTCCTGTGGTGTGATGCCTGATTTGACCAGCGCGTGATGAATGGCAATTACATTCACATCGCTGTACTGGTATTGCGTGTCGGTCGTCTGGACAAAGCGATCGCTGACCGGATCAAAACCATAGCGCACGCCATCAAGCATGTAGTTCGCGGGCTGCGTGCCACCGAACGGCGCAGAACATTCCGACTTGAAGATGTTCGGGCTGATGGCGTTGCGGCGTTCGCCGTTCTCAGTCCATGCCAGCTTGATGTTGGTGGAGCCGTCGTCGATACAAATTTTCATGTCGCTTTTCCTTATGTTGATTAATTAATCGGTTACAGGATTTTTAAATCCCGCTTTTGCCTGTTTTGTGCGCGCTTCATATATCGCGGCGCGTTTTTTGCTCATTTACGGGATTTGTGAGTCCCGTTTCTGTCTGTTTTTTGTTTCCACTGGTCAGGCCACCCCGCAGCAGGTCTGCTTTGCGGTGGGCGCGTTCAGTGGTTTCACTGATTCTCTGTGCGTGCTCTGCGTCACGGATGGCGCGCAGCATGTCAGAAAGCACGGTAACGGGGGTTTTCATGGTGTTCTGGTCCTGCTGAAGTGTGGATGCCAGACGTGCGGCGGCTTCGGGGTCTGATGCCCCCAGTTGTTCCAGATAGCTGGCGACCGGGTTATGGCGGATCTCCGTGCTGCTTACGCCGTGATTACGGCTCAGGCGCTGCCAGAGCTGCGTGATTCGGCTGTCCGGGCGGGTATCCGGTTGGCGTACAATTTCAAATCCCTGCGGTGCAATGATGCTGCCGTCAACGTACAGGCTGCCGCCCCGTAACAGGTGCTGCATCTGCTGTTCACCGATATGCAGGCCGAGAGATTCGGCAGATTCCCGCCATTCTTTAGCGAGTAATTCGTGGTTATCAGGCAAAGGCCGCTGCTGTTTGCGGCTCTGTGTCCAGCTCTGCATTTCATCACTGCTGTTTTTTGCCTGTTTGTCACGAAGCGAACGCATCAGCGCCCGGCGTTCGTGCCGTTTCAGTGAGCGCATCCATTCGTTCACTACAACGCCGTCAGGGAGCTGCGGCCACGGTGCTGGCCGTTCTTCCGGCTGTTCTGTCCCGTTGTTGTCCGTTTCCTGTACACGGGGACAGTTATTGCCACGAGTCCAAGGGGCGGCAGGGCCGCCCTGAAGGTCAAAACCATTTTCGCGGGCGCTGTCTTCCGCTTCCGGTTTGCGTCTTACCAGCTTCCAGTTATCCGGATGCGTGCATACGCGGGAAGACTCCCCGATGAGCGGCGACCAGATCCCGTAAATCTGTACGCTCTGTTCACCGTAATCGTTCAGCTCATCTGCGAGGTCGTAGGCGGTGCGAATCAGGTAGTCTTTGCGTGGAACAAGTACGCCGCCCTGTTTCTCAATGTAGGTGGCAAAACATCCGGCATCAGCGGCAGCAAGAACCGCGTCCATTGCGTCATCCTTCAGCCGTTGCGGGCCTTCCGGGTTGCGTGCCATCTGGCTGGCAAGGCGGCGGAGTTCACGCCACACCTGACGGGAGGGAATGCCAAAGAACTGGAACTGGCGGACCCGGTGAAGGCGCGCCCAGCCGATGGCGCGCTCCACGCTCTCGGCCATTGATTTTCCTGTTTCGTGGTCAACGCGTGGCTTGCCCGTTTTCGGGTCGATGCCATCCACGGCGCGGCTGTCCAGGTTCTTTCCGATGTAGGTGGCGATGTAGCTGGTTGGCGTGCCTTTTGAGCCGTCTACATACTCCGCCTTAAAGCGCGGAGTAATATCATTGCCCAGCTCGTGGCGGTCTTCCTGAATGGCAATATCGCGGGTGATGGCCACGATGCTGTCGATTTCTTCCGGATGAGCAAAGACCATCATATGCCAGTGCACGGTGCCGTCATGGTGAGGCTCCACCGTGCGGATGCCATACCAGCGAAGACCGTCGCGGTTCAGTTTTTTGCGGACCGCCGCAAAAAACGTGTTAACCAGGTAATCGCTGGAGTCGCGCATGGTGGCCCCGTTCCATTTGGGATTCGGATGACCGTTCTCTGTTGTGGCGTGGTATTTTGACGGGCAGGTGACAGTCAGAAACACCGCTTTGTCACCACGGGCTTCGGCCAGAAGTTCCAGCCCCTTCATGGTGGCCATCATTTCTGCCTTACGGTGAGCCGGGTTACTTACTCCCGCGTAATACACTGTCTCGAGATCAATCGTGAACCCGTCTTCGTTTTCCAGCATGAAACTTTTCAGAAAATCGCGTGTTTTCTCGCGCTGTGCGCGAAACTCGCTTAACGCGTCCTGGCTCAGATAGGGCGATGTTTTTCTGGAAACCAGACAGGCGGCGCGAAGTTGTTCTTCTCTCCACTCGCAACGTAAAAGCCACAGTTTGCGTTTCCACCATTCCGCACAGGTCAGACGAAGGATTGCGCCCGGCAGCAGCTCCGTGTCCGGTTCGTTCCTCCGGTCTTTGTCTGTTGTCAGCGCTTCGTAATGCGGCGGCACGGTGTGCAGGTGTAACGCCATGCGGGCCAGCATCTGATACGCCTTCAGTGCCACCTCCATGGTCAGCTCACCATC